TCCTTATGATAAACCAAAGGAACTTGACAAGGATGTTGAATAATCTATATACTGAACGATCAATAATAATTAGCTTAATGGAAAAACCAAAGGCCTATGCAAGAAGATATCCCAACAATTGACGTAAACACATTGCAACTAGATGATGTTGTAGGTATGGAACCTACAGATCTTACCGATACTCACAGAGAGTACCTAGAATCTAACAAACAAAATCTCACAGCAGATCAACAAGTAAAGTTTGGTTTTACTGATGTTACTCTAGATCCTAAAGTAGACCTAGCAAAAAAGAAAGAAGAAACTGATGAGTACGATCCTAATAAAGTTGAGCCAGTAGTTAAGTCAGCTATTAAGATGGATGATCTTGGAGAAGATGACGAAGATGATGATATGGATGCAGAGGATAGAGCTAGAATCAGAAAGCAAGTGGCCAAAGGTAGTAAGAGCATTGTTGATAGACAACAGGAGTATGAAGATAAAACTGCCCTAAACAATATAGTTTCAGAACGACCAGAGTTAAAGAAATACCAAGAACTAGCATATAAGTACATGAAAGCACATCCTAGCCTAGTTGCCGAAGATGCTATGAAGATTGCAAGTGCTGGAGATCAACAGAAAATTGGTGCAATTAGAGAAAGAGAAGCCAGTGAGCGCGCCAAAGCGACTGCTAATCCAGGTACAAGCTACAGATCTTCATCCGGTGGAGCTAAAGATTGGAGTAAAGCAACTACCCAAGAAGTAGAAGCACAGATAGCATTTGCTAAAGGGCAAAGATAATGATTTAGACTGGAGAGACTTTGCAATGATGAAAATGCAACTAAAAAAAGAAAATAATAAAATAATAAAGGAATAAATATATGACAGAAACAGAAGTAGAAACCACATTAGTAGAATTAAAAGCAATGGCAGTTGAGTTGGGTATTGATGAAGTAGTTGCTAATAGCTTTAAGACTAAAGCACAATTACTAATGATTATTGATCTAAAAAAAACTAGTAGCTCTGAAGAAAATAAACCAAAGCTAGTAGATCAGTCTAAATCAGGAATTGAAACACCTAAAGAGAAATTCAATGCAGATAAAGAATGGCTTAATAAAAGAGATATCATGGGTAGATACCTAGAATCACAGCCTAAAGTCGGTATGGCTATCCAATTAGAACCAGGAGAGAAAGAAGGTATTGTTGAATCTAGAGTAGTAAATGGTATTAGAGAGTTCAAGGTTATCTCTGGAGCAGTCAAAGAGAAGATCATCAATGGCTACAAGTGGATACTTCCTAAAGGAGTTATGACACAGGTCCCCGAACAAGTATATGAATTACTATCTAACGAGCTTAACATTATGGCTAGAATCGGCAGTAAACAATCTATTGAAAGGATTGATCCTCAAACCGGTAGAAGAGTCGGAGATATGCTCTAACTTAGCCCTTGACATTATAATTTAACTCTAGGATACTTAATATAAGTCAGTCCTATTGGAAAAACCGAAGGCACTATTTCTGTAAAGAATAGTGCCTTTTTTAGTATTAAAAAGTATAAATAATAATAAAGGAGACCACAAAATGGCACTCACATCAAGATCAACTATTGCTATAGAAGTTAATAACTTTTATGACAAGGCCTTACTGGTAAGAGCAATACCAAATTTCGTACACAATAGATTCGCTCAAGTCAGAGATATCCCTCGTATGGGTGGAACCAACGTCATCAAATTCAGAAGATATGGTAGCTTAACAGCTAATACCACAGCTTTAAGTGATGGTGTTACCCCAGATGGAACAGCTTTGAGTATCACAGACGTAACTGCAACTGTCTTGCAATATGGAGACTACGTTACCCTCACTGATAAACTTCAAATGGAAACATATGATCCTATCTTGACTGAAACTGCAGAAATTCTTGGAGAACAAGCAGGAGATACGCTGGATCAACTTTGTAGAGCAGTATTGGCAGCAGGAGCATCTAATCAATATGCAAGTACAGCAACATCCACAGCAACAATCTCAAGTGGTATGAAGTTGAACAGAGCAGAAGTTAAGGAATCAGTTAGAACTTTGAAAGCTAACAACGCTAAACCAGTAACTTCTATGATTAATCCAGGAACCGGATACAACACTGTACCTTTGAATAGATCATTTATCGGTATCGTACATCCTTACACGACCTACGATTTAGATGATGCAACAGGTTGGATTCCAGTTGAGAAATATGCTAACAAATCAGACGTTATGCCTGATGAAGTTGGTAGCTTAGCAGGAGTTAGATTTATCGAAACATCAAATGCCTACACTGTACCAGGTACATTGGTTACCACAGTTTATGGAACATTGATCTTCGGTAAAGATGCATATGCTCAATCTCGTATTTCAGGAGAATCTTTGAAGAATATCGTTAAGCCACTCGGATCAGCCGGATCAGCAGATCCTCTAGATCAGAGAAGCACATCAGGTTGGAAAGCAACTTATGTCGCTAAAGTTCTTAATGCTAACTTCATCATCTTAGTAGAACACGCAGTATCAGCATAAGAAAGTAAAAATAACGGAGGGTTAGAATAAACCCTAGCCCTCCATAAAAAGAAAGAAAAAACAAAATGGCAATAGTAAGCACACAATCACATCACCAGGTTAGAAATATGGTAGTTGGTAGATATTTAACTGATGCAACAGCAGCAGCTATCACAATTACAACTGGTTTCAAACCAAGGTATGTAAAAGTAGTAAACAACACTTCTAGAGATTGGTATCAATGGTTTGAAGGTATGGCAGCAGGCTCAGCTCATAAAACAGTTGCAGCCGGCACTGGTACATCAATCACCACTCTTGGTATCACAGTTGCAGAAGATGGATTTACAATCGGTTTAGACACTGATATTAATGTTATCAATGAGCAATTGAGTTTTGTTGCAGAAGGATAATAAGTAAACATAAAGGAATAAATATATGGTAGAAATTAATCAAGAAACTACTCATGGAAATATAGGTTTAGAGCAAGTTTTAAGAGAATTAGCACAAGGTACTCCAAATGTTGTAACTAAAAGAGCAACTTTATTGGGTGGAACTGTCAATGATCCAGGAGATTTTGACGGAACAGGTAATCCTTATACTTTATTCACTGTAACAGGTGATGTTCAGGTATATGTTTTCGGAGTAGTTAAAACAACCTTACTAGGTGCTACTTCAACGATTGAAGTAGGTGTTACAGGTGCAACAGCAGCAATTATTGCTTTAACTACCGCAACCACTTTGGTAGTAAATGAGGGATGGTTAGCAGCATCTCCATCATTGGCATTAGCAGTAGCTCCTGTATACAATGTTATCGGTGGCGGTTTGGATATTATCCAAACTACTGCAACAGCTAATGTTACAGCTGGAGTAATTGATTATTACTGTTACTGGAAAGCATTATCAACAGACGGAAATGTCGTAGCAGCTTAATAAGTTAAAAATTAGTAGGGAGTTAAGTATGGTAGTTCGCTACTTTGCTTAACTCTCTTATATAAAGGAAGTTGCTATGGCACTCGAAAACAAACCCCTATTACCAACAGATTCACAAAATAACGTCATTTTCGATCCTTCATGGGGTCCATTTAGATGTGAAAAGCTAGTTACCTTCTTGGGTGGAACTACTAATGCTTGGGGTCATGACGCAGGAACCTTAGACGGAGGTGCTTTATTTCACGTTACCGGAACTGTCAGGATTCGTATTATCGGCGTTGTTGAGACTACCTTAGTAGGTGCAGCAACAGTAAATGCAGGAACTTCAAAAGATGTAGCCGGATTATTAACTCAAGTAGCAGATGCAACAACATTACAAGTCAATGAGATTTGGCATGATGCAACTTCAGATGCTAGTATAGAACTCTCTACAGTAGCAACTGAAAAGATAGTTGCTAATGGATTGGATGTTCTACTTTATAATGGATCAGCCAACATCACAGCAGGTGCAATTAGATTCTTAGTAGCATGGACACCATTATCAGCAGGAGCATTAGTTGAACCTTCTACATTATAAAATAAAGAGGAAATAACAAATGACACCGGTAAAA